AGAACGTTAAGGTTGCTTCTTAATTAATTAAGAATTAGACTACAGAAAGGCCCCCAATTAATTTTGGGGGCTTTTCATTTAAATTTAACAATGCTATAATTAAAGGACCTAGAAAAAGGAGAAATAGAATATGTCGTTTGACACATTAAAGGTAGCTGAATTAAAAATAATTGCAACAGATTTTGCTGTTGATACAGAAGGCCTAAAGAATAAAAAAGACATTATTGCTGCTCTAGCAGAAGAAGGCGTTACTTGGAGTGTATATCAAAGCACCTTAGATGCAATTGAGAAGGACACAGAAGAAATTGAAATTCTTCCAAAGTTTGATCCAAAGGCACAGGCTGAAGATACTATCCTAGTTAGAATGACAAGAGAGAACATGAGATACGATATTCATGGAAAGACTTTTACAAAGGACCATCCTTTTGTGGCTATGTCAGAAGAAGATGCTCAAAAAATCTTTGATACAGAGGAGGGTTTTCGTTTAGCGACACCAAAGGAAGTTCAAGACTTCTATAACTAAACGTTAACATAAGTTGATGGCAGAAATATATGTAAAGCAAGCTTCACCAGTAAGATTTAAATTATACTGGGGTGGAGAAATAACAGATGCAACTGGTAGTGTAACTGCGGTAGTAAAAGAAGCATTACCATCTGGTACTCTAAGCGCTACAATAGCAACTTATACTGCCACAAAACTAGATACAGATATCGGAACGTATGAAATTATAATTCCACATACAATCGCAAGCCAACCTAAAAAGCTTAGAATTGAATGGACTTATTCAGTCTCTGGTGTATCTTCTTCAAACATTCAAATGGTAGATATTGTTACGCCGTATGTAAATATATACGATGTAATTGACGATTTGAATATTGGGACGGACCCTTCTGACCCAAATCATAAAACATATAATGATTTACAGCAAGCAGAGAAATATGCTAGAAAATTAATTGAAGCGTATACAAATCAATTTTTTCATAGCTATATAGGCACACAAGTTGCACAAGGTCACGGATCAGACATTCTTCCGCTTCCAATTAGAATAGAGCAAATTACAAAACTTTATGAGCAAGATGTTAAAGTATTTGATTCTGCGCTTTCCGTAAACAACTGGTTCTATATACCAATAGTTTCTGAATCAAATTACGGAGTCAGAGTTAATCTACAAGATCTTCAAGACGACACAATATACTCAGCAAACGGAATGGTTACCCCATCAGTTAATAGCAGGGGTCATTCTGGAACATTTAAGAAAGACCTTAGATACCAGGTTGAAGGTTTATTTGGCTGGAACTATGTTCCAGACAATGTTAAAGAAGCTTGTAAAATTTTAATGAAACAATACTTTGAGCAAGATCGTGCATGGAAAGATAAATACGTAAAAAACATAAGCACATTTGACTGGAAGTTTGAGTTTATGGAAGACGCACACAGAGGAACTGGAAATTTATACGCGGATCAACTGCTTGCGCCATATGTAACAAATGGCATGGTCGTATTCTAAATGAGCCTAGCAACTTCATTAATGCCAATGAAGCTAGATATCTACCTTCAATTAGACACTCAGGATGAAAATACTGGTGCTATTAAAAAAGAGTGGATATTCACTAGGTCTGTTCCATGTTCTGCAAAAGGAATGATTTCAAATTCTGGTACAGGCAGAGGAGGAGACAAACAAACATTTAACAACAAGTATATGAATGAGCAAATGCTTGAGATAAGAACTCCAGACCCAATAACGTATAGAGAGAAGGTTACTAACGTTAGAGATATGAACGGCAACGTAGTATGGAAAGAAATAAACTATCCAAACAATACCCCAACAGTATTTGAGGTTATAAGCTCTACCCCGATTACCGATCCATTTGGTAATGTCCTTGCATACAACTCTATTGCAAAGAGATCGGAGAATCAGGAAATTGGATTCTAGCGTAGCTTTAATTCAAACAGCAAGCGGCCTAGAAAGATTAATGGCAGGCTCAGTCCCAGGAGTTATCAAGGACAGTACAGTTGCACAAATATCAGCATTCTTATATTATGAGGCCGCAGTCCTTTCAAAATTAACCACAAACGAATCATTTAAAAATCTATTTAAAACAACTATCTTTAATCAGATAGAAAAAGACTTTGGGCTATATATGGATTCCCAAGCAAGAACAAGGCCCCGATCATTGCATCATGTTTATGAATGGAATAAAACAGGCATACCTTCTTCTAGATTATTTCATCTTTATGCAATTGAAATGGAAGGTCTATCATTTAGAGTAAACTATAATTTTAAATTATCAAAATCATCTGTACCCACTAAAAATAAAAAACAAAAGAAAAAATATGTATTTGGAAACAAAGCTGACGTGATGGAAGCTGGAATGCCCATAGTAATCCGCCCAAGGTCCGCTGAGCGCCTTGTATTCGAGATGGATGGTGAAACAGTCTTTATGCCCAAAGGCACCTCAGTGACCGTTAGGAAGCCTGGTGGGGCACAAGCATCTCACCAGTTCTCACTATCTTATGGAAGATTTTTTGGCGGGCAATTAGTAAACTCTTCAATAAAATCATCAGGCCTACAAAGAATATTTAATTTAAAAATGGCAAGGGCTTTGGGAGTACCCATGAATATTAAAAAAGTGCAATATAGCTTTACCCCTGGTAAAATAAGGATACAGGCAGACGCATCCTTGGATGCAGCATTTGGAGGCTCACTATGACCGTAGACTATAAAATAGACGCAATGTTTGAGCTCCGTAAATTTTTATGGAAAGAACTAAAAGATTCTTTTATATTTGATGCCTATGACTACTATTCAGATAATCTCGGAAAAGAGATAATTCCAATCATCCCAGTACAGCAATCCCCAGAAATGGACCAATTTTTAAATGGCAAAAAGCATATAATCTATGACAAGATAGGGATGTCATATGAAGAGAACTGGTTGATATGCTGCGAGAAGATCTTATTTACAATATACTCCACAGACGTAACGGAAATATATGAGATTAGAAACCTCATGACTGATCTATTTAGAAGAATGGACGAATCGGCAGTAGATGTAAATGATACAAATAGGCCTAGCAAGCTAAAGTTTCACAGCATCCATATTGTAGAGACATCTCCCATAGATCCGTCCCTGGAGCTAAAGGGCTTTATGTCCACAGATGTGATCCTAGAAGTCAAGTATTCAAGGACTACAGACAAAAGCGGCAGATTCAACTAGTTGCTTTTAGTATAGTTATCCAGTAGAATTAGGCAAGAGGAAAAAGAGAGCCTAGCCAGCTTTGATTTAGATTTAAAAGTAAGTCAATATATATATTTATTTAATGGAGGTAATACAAATGGCATCAGCCAAAAATATTCTAGTTGGAGCTTCTCCACTATTCTTGTCAGCACTTGATTCAACATCAGCAAACTACAAGGAAGACATGGAGCCAGGTTCAACCGACGGTGTAAGCTTTGTTGTAAAAGCAGCAGGAGCAACACCACCAGTACCAGCAACAGTACCATACGCAGACACTCTTAACTTGCCAGCAAACGCTGCAAAGTGGAGAAACGTAGGTTTTACAAATAACGGTCTTCAAATTACTTACAACCCATCATACGGTTCAGTAACAGTAGATCAGCTTCTTGACTCAGCAAAGCTTTTCAAAGAGTCAATGGAAGTTATGATTGCAACAGAGCTTGCAGAAGGTACTCTTGAGAACGTTCTTGCAGTATTCGGACAAGCAGGATCACCAGCAACAGCAGGTGCAACAGATGCAAAGACATCTACAATTGGTCTAGAAGCAGGAGCTCTTGGTATTGCACCAACAGAGCGTCAGCTAGTAGCAGTTGGACAGGCACCTACAGAAGGCGTAACAAAGGCAGAGCGTGTATATTATGCTCGTCGTGTTCTTTCTGTACAACAGTCACAGTTCTCACTATCACGTAACGCAGCAACAACATTCCCAGTAACCTTCCGTTTGCTTCCAGTAGAAGCAAAGACAGGCAAGGAATACGGCGTTATCGTTGACCGTGTCCTAGTAGCATAATTAATTTAATTTAATTAATAGATTGCCCCCCAAGAAATTGGGGGGTTTTCTATTGCTCTTGTATTTTGAATATGATACAATAATTAAGACAAGATCCTAGGAGGATTAAAATGGCAAGTACAGTATATGATGTTGAAGAAATTCAACTAGCAAATGGCGCAACAGTTAAACTTAAGCCTTTAACAATTAAAGAGCTTCGTAAGTTTATGATAGTCATTCAAAAGACAGCAGAAGTAACATCAGAAGACGAAACACTAACAATTTTAATTGAAGCATGTGCAGTGGCTTTAGAAAAGCAACTCCCAGAGCTAGTTAAAGATATTGACGCATTTGAAGACACACTTGACGTTCCAACAATCAATCGCATTCTTGAAGTATGCGGAGGAATTAAGATGGACGACCCAAACCTACTAGCGGCAACAGTACTGGCTGGTCAGAACTAGATTTAGCCGCTTTAGAAGGGGAAGTATTTCTTTTAGGTAATTGGAAAAATTACGAAGAACTAGAAGATAATCTTTCAAT